ATTTATCCTCATCTAATTTCTTTTGCTCATTGTCATTTGCAATCTTATTATCTGTAACAAGGTTTTGATTAGCAATTTTTAGCGCAGTTATTTGGTCATCATATGCTCCAGTAATTCCATTAAATTCTTCGAGACGTGCAATTTCCTCATTGTTTCTATCTATCTGCGATTGTTTTAAAGCGTCATCATATTGCTTTCTGGTTAACAATCCATCTGCAAATTGTTGTTTTAAATTAGCCTCAAATTGCGCTCTGTTAAGTTCATTAATTACCTTATTATTATTAAAAGCGTCAACTCTGGCTTTTTGCTCTGCATTTAGTTGCTCAGTTACTTTTTTGGTAAAGTCTTCGAGTTGTTTTGCCGCTTTAGCAATTGCCCTTTCCTCGTCTGCTCTTTGCTTTTCTAATCTGGCTTTGTTTTTGTCCGCCAATTTTTGTCGCTCTTCGTTTTCAGTTTGGATTAATAGGTTTTTTCTATTCGTGATTTTTTCTTGTAAATCCGCACTCGATGACGAAATATTTATTAAGTTCTTTTCGGCTTCGGCCGCTTTGTTTCTAAGTTCGTCATTCGCTTGAAAATTCTTTTCAGCTATTTTTAATTGCGATTGTGCAATTCTGAAACTTTCTTTTGCTATTGCCAAAGACTCTTCAAAGTTCTTTTTTTCAATGTTTGACGCTTCATTTAAAAACCCTAATCGTTCCTGCTCAGTTTTTGTTCTGTCTTTAGACTGAATGATTAAATTTTTAATCTTAGCCTCACTTTTTGCAGACTCAATTCCAAATGCTCGTTCTCTATCTTCGAGTTCTTGTATTGCTTCGGCCAATTGATAGGACTCACTTGCTGCGCTCGAAACGCCATCAATAAAGCCAGAGAAATCCAATGTCAATAATTTAGTGATATTACCTAAAGCGCCAGTAACCGCACCTTGTATGCCCGCTAATGACCTCTCAAAAAAATCAAATATTGGTTCGAACTTTTGTAAAACTGAGAACAAAGTTGTAAACGCCAATAAAATGACTCCGACTGGATTGGTTAAAATCATTTTAAACAAAGAGCCCAAACCAGTTCCAAAAACTTTAATGCCATCTGCTGCGCTTGCAAATGCCTCTTTGTAGTTACCTACATTTCGAACATTGTTTCCAACGGCAGATTCCTGCGCCTTTAAAGTATCGGTTAAATTTCTAAGCCTATCGGTTTGCTCTTTGGTTGGCTTTGCAAGTCTAATGTATTCCGCATTCAATTCCTTTAGCAACTCACGATTTTGTTTTATTGAGTTGTTATTAAAATTGGTCGTGTCTGTGTTTGCTTTCTCGGCATTCGATAAATCGCCAATAGACTTTTCGTTCAACTTGTATTGACCCTCTAATGCTTTTAACTGGGCGTTATTATCCCTGAAAGCCTTTTGGTTTTCTTTAGTTGAAACATCTAATTTTGATTGCTCCTCTCGCAAGTCAGAAATTCTTTTCTTAATCTCTTCTTGATTTTTCTGGAGTTCGCCGAATTGAATATCGACATTATAAACTATTGACTTTTCGTCTGCCATTTCCTTTGTTTAAATGGCGGCCAGTTTCCCGACCGCCGTTAAATTATTCCACTTTACCAAATTCCACATCTGGTTGCTCATCTAAAAAGTCAATTGCTTTCACGATGCTTGAAACCTCTGCTAAATTAAAACAACCTTTTGCGATTGCCAAATTCAATGCCTCTTTTACGATTTGTTTTGCTAACTTGTTATCCATTATTTTATTTTTAAAGGTGTTAAATCTTCTTTCGTCCAATAATCTTTTGCTAACATAATTTCCAAATGCTCAACATTTCTTTGGATTGTTTGCTCATCCTCTTCAGTCAAAGTTTCTTTTGTTCTTAACTCTGCAATAAGGTTGACGCTATCCATTGCCGCAGAATAATTCTGGGCAATTTGCTCTGGTGTTATTTCTATTGTTTCCATTATGCTAATAATATTTTCTGTGCTACTCCGTTAATTATTACATTCCAAACCTTTGAAGATGCATTTACTTCTACTGCTACCGCACCTGCATTTATTGCAGCCGTTCCAACAACAAATTGATTATTATTTGTTGCAACTGCATCTCTACCAATAACAACACTACCATTAAAGTTTCCAGTTTGCACATTATATCCAATTCCAGTATTATTTTGACCAGTTGTATTTGAACTAAATGAACCATATCCAATTGCAGTATTTTGACCTGCATTTGTACTGCCTGCCAATGAAAAATATCCAACTGCGGTGTTGTTTGCCCCAGTTGTATTTGCAGTTAATGCAACATCCCCTATTGCAGTATTGCTGCCGCCAGTTGTATTTGCTTTTAACGCTCTATATCCTATTGCAGTTATTGAACTACCACTTGTATTTCCACTTGCTGCCTCAAAACCAACCGCAGTGTTATTACTTGCGGTGTTGTTTAGCAAAGCACTTGAACCAATAGCAGTATTTGCAGACCCTGTATTTGCAAACAAAGCACTTGTTCCAATAGCAGTATTGTTATTACCTACAATATTTGTAAATAATGCAGCTTGACCAATAGCGGTATTTGTTATACCAGTTGTATTTGCAGTTAATGCTCTATCTCCTATTGCGGTATTATTTGTTCCAGTGGTGTTTGCTTTTAATGTTTGATAACCAATTGCGGTTAAAGTTCCACTTGTGTTAGTATATGCAGCCTCAAAGCCAACCGCAGTGTTGTTAGATGCGGTGTTAAATAATAATGCGGTGCGACCAACTGCGGTATTGTTTGAAGCCGTAGTTGATGTGGCTAAAGCGCCAGTTCCTAATGCAGTATTATTCGAACCAGTTGTATTGTTAAACAAAGATGAATCCCCCAAACCGATATTATTTGAGCCAGTTGTATTTTGACGCAACGATTGATAACCTATTGCAGTTACTGACGCTCCAGTTGTGTTTGCAAACAAAGATTGATTACCAACCGCAGTATTGTTATTGCCAGTTGATACTCTTAACGCTTGGTATCCAATAGCAGTTAGTCCAGTTCCACTTGCATTTGTAAAAGCAGCCTCAAAACCAACGGCAACATTATTGCTTGCATTATTTGAACGCAAAGCACTTTGACCAATTGCCGTATTGTTTCCACCCGCAACATTGCCAAACATAGAACCAACTCCAATTGCAGTATTAGACGCACCAGTTGTGTTCGATGTCAATGCGTGCCTACCAATTCCAGTATTAAAACTTCCAGTCGATAATTTTAAAGCCTCATGTCCAAAAGCAGAGTTGCTTGCTCCTATTAAATTAGCGTTTAATGCTGAAAGTCCAAAAGCTACGTTGTCTGTGCCAGTGGTATTGCTTGTTAAAGCACTTTGACCATAAGCAGTATTGCTTGCAATTGCGCCCCCGCCATTTGTCCAAACACTTGTCCCATTGTCATTGATTAAAGAGTTTCCAATCGTTGAAGCTGCGGTAAACTTAGCAACTCGATTGATTGTGCCAGTTCCCTCAACGCCACTTGCATTGCCTAAATTTGCAATGTCCTGCGTTGTGATTCTTTTAGTTGTGCCAGTCTGAACGATAGGCACTAACTCAGTTCCATTTAGAGCGCTGCCAGCAGGCAGTCCGCTTATTTTTTTCTTTGCCATTTTTTTTTAAATTATTATGTCGTTATTATTTTCAGTTATTATATCTTCTAAAATTTCAGTGTCCAAATATGTAAAATCTGCCACTGGTTCTATTGCTCCAAATGTGTCAATCGTTCTATCTAAGACGCCAACGTTAATTAATTCAACCTTTGTTAGACCTAAAGAGTTTGGATTATAGTCCACAATTCTGTTAAGTCTAAAAATCGCACTAAAATACGAAATATACCAGAGTTCTGCAAAATCTAATTCTGTAATGTCTTTACTACTCAATTTAAAATATGCAGTAACTTGCGCAGAAACCGAAAGCGAGTCAATTGCTGACTTGTAATATGTGTCAACTAAATTTTTGGGCATGTTTAAAACCTCATTTGGCGTGTTAAATGCCAGATTTAATTCAAATGCGTCAATGCCGTCCTCGTTATATTTTTTTTTCTGGAAATAGCACAATGGTAAATCTGAAACATTGCCAACTCCCTCAACGTTTAAAACAGAATATAATCCATCCGATAAAATATCAATCGTTGTTAGACCTCCATTTATTAAAATTCTCGGCTCATGCTGAGTGTTTAAAATTGTTGGCTCTGCAATGTCGAGCATTGTCGGCAAATAAATATAGTCTGGGTCATTGCCATTCCATGATTTTTCAATGATAGTCGGAGAGAATCCAACCTCGCCAATTAATGTTGCCTCGCCTTGTTGTGTTAAATAATATTGGCCGTCCCCATATTTGTATGGTTGGTCGGTTGTTTGTTTTAAATCATATCTGGTTAACCAATAGTCTTTTTCGTCATGCTTATATCTAAAATCATATTTGCGAGAGAAATTGGTCGGTTGGTAATTGATTGTTGCATTTGGTGTCAAACTTAATTTTTGACTAAAGTCTTTTTGACCGCCATTTTGATAAAATGAATCATAAGTGCTTATTTGAACTTGCCCTTTATTATCGTCAACAACAATAACCCAGTTAAACATTTTATAGCACCATTGAAATAAATCTGACTGCTTTATGTTTGGTAAATTTGGAGACATTTGCACAATTTCCCCTTGCGCAATATTTAACTTAACGTCTTTTGGATAAATGGTGTAAACGTTTGGATAAATTAAAACCTCACTGCCAATTGATTTAACTGCATATCTGGTCGCCACAAACCTTAGTTTATCGCCAGTGAATAAATTAATGCTTGTTTTAATTTGAAAAGGAACTGCATTTGCAATCTGTCCATAATCTTTAACGATTACATCCGACCATGTAGCCGTCCCACTATTATAGTATTGGAGTTTAATGTCAAATACTTTTGGAACTCCATAAGTTCCCAACGTGTCCACAAAGCCAGAAATATTAACCTCAACTGATTGACTACTTGCTGAAACAAACTCGTCAGATGCAAATTGAAATAATGGGTCAGATATTTCTTGTGTAATTGGTATTGTATATTGGATTAAACTCGATGGCAAAGCATAAGGAGACGTTTCTGGTCGTGTCCCAGAAAAGCCATCTGTATTAATTAGATATTTATTTGAATGGATAAATTGTTCATTGCTAAATGGAATCAATAATTTGCTTGTATTATAGTCATCAAAGAAAGTTGTCTTTAATGTATAGCCGTTGTCAATGCAAATTTGATTAATTGCACGCTTTAAATATAATGCAGGATAAACGTCTGTAATAAAAACGTCTGTTTCCTCTGGATTGTTTAATGGACTTCTATTATTAAATTGCCCATAGTCAATAAATGGATAAAAATAATCCTCTGGAACGCCCGCAGGATAATTCCCATTCCATGTGTCAAAGATTGTTGCGTCATAGGTATGGTCTAAGTCATCCAGATTCAAATCATTTATAGACCTTGTCCCAAATACCTCTTTTAATTTGCTTAACTCAGCAAAGGCATAAAACGAAATGGTCTCATTTGTTACCTCTGTAAGCACACAAAGGCCATTAAATAATACTTGACTATTTTTTTGGATGCGAATTTTTCTCTGAGTGTATTTATCAAAAGCGTTTTTTGCATTGATATTGAAAGCAAATCCAAATATTTTGTCATTCTGCTTCGTTCTGGGAATAACAATCGTTTTTGTCTTAGAACCAGAACGTCTGTTTAAATCTTTAATGTCAATCAATTCATAAGTCATCGGAATTAAAATGGCTTTGTCGCCCAATTCCAATTGGTATAAATCGTCAATTATGATTTCAGTATATTCCATCTATCGTGTTTGGATGTTAATTGGGAATGCATACTCAAATTCAAATTTCACGATAAAATCTTTTGAAAATGTATCGTAAGCAACAGACGAATTTTTCACATTCACTGGCACATAGGTTAAATCGTTAACAACGTAAACATCAATCGAGTCAATCAATTCTCTTTTTAACCAATTTGCCGTTTCTTTGGTGTTAACTCTGGTTGCTAAACTTAGCGACTCAATAGACGAATGCGAGCGATAGCCATTGATTCTGTTTGGAGACTCAAAGTTTGTCGCCATACTGAATTCAATTGGTATTTCACGTCTCACATTGATTGCAGTTTCTTGACCCGCAGTGAACATAAAACTATCGTATCCGCCCAACTTGTTTAACCAGTTGACTTGTTTCTCGTTGCAATAAAGATTCTGGTCTCTAATATAAAAACGCTCCTCAGTTATTGAAACGCCGCCCGCAGTTCTTATAATTCTGACTCTCATTTTAACCGCCGCAGGGTCTGCACCAATCCAATTAACTGGGATGGCATTGTGATAAAGTGTTAATGTTGGATATAAAGCATTGCTTGTTTGTCCTAATGTATTGCCATCAACATCATAATAAGTATATTGAGCAGATGCAATAAAGTTGCCATCGTTACAAAGAAAATAAAGCGCAGACAATTCATTCTCTGGCATTATCTTAGTCAATGGCGCTTCTGTTAAAAACTTCTTGCCAGTTACGCCAGTATCGTTTAACATGTAGTCTGTTAAATCATTTGTTACGTTATATTGCAACGCTGCGTTTGATGTATAATATTCTGTTGGCATATCTTATAAGTCGCTTGGTGTTGTCTCTTCATACTGAGCCTCGTTTCCAACTGGATTGTCGAATCCCTCAGCATAAGAAATGTAATATCTAATATATGATTTTAAATTGTTCTGGATAATTGGCGGACTAATTAAAGGAAACAAGTCGCCAGAAATTACATCTGTAACCACGTTGCACTCAGAGTTGTAATCCTTTAAGATGTCAGCAATATCAATAATGAAATAGCAGTAGCCCAAAACAAACGTTGGCTTTAAAGTAATTTTTGCAATTTCCTCGAATCCATTGTCGCAATAGTTAAATCCAAATACTCGAATCACTGCATTGTAGTTTCTTAGATATTTATAATACCAAATATTATTTCCATCGCCTGCACTAACATAAGGAGCATTGATTGTAAAGCTATCGCCAACGACAGACGTAACAAGCCAAACGCCATTGTATGCCTCAACGCCCGAATTTTGTGAAATCTTAATGAAATCGCCAACTAATAAACCATGTGGTGCACTTAAATCAATTTGCACATAGCCATTGTTGTTTACAAAGCCATCACCCCCCTCAGTTTCTGCTCCGATTGTATAGTCAGACGTAACGTCCGAGTTAAACTCGAATCGCACTGGATTATAAACGGCCGTATTTACTGACGGCTCAACTTCAATTGTTAAACTCATTGTTAAAATAGTTTTGTATGTCCTCTAAAACTGCTTTGTTTATTGCGTCTTCAAATAGTGGACATGTTTTATCTGCATAAAAATTCCCCTTATATCCCTCTCGATGTATTTTTCTCGTAACCAAAAACGCTTGCTCATCCTTTGTTAATTTCTTGCCCTTTGAGCCGTCTTTTTTATCTTTTGCGTACCAGTCTGGTAATTTTTTAACCCACTCATCAATCTTTGGTCTAACCAATGCAGGGTCGTTCCCCTCTTTTGTAATCCCTCTGCCATAATTTTGCCAATACCAATAATCATTTGCCATGATAGCAACTTGACTTCTGGTATTTTCAGCAGTCAAAACAACTTCATGCGAGTCAGCCAATGAACCTGCTTTGCCAAGTGCCTCAACAAGCGCCTCGTTTAGCTTGTTAAATTCCGCCAGTGTGTTCGTTAAATCTATCATGCGAATAAATCACAACACAAACTTGAATCAATTGGCAACGTTACCGATACCGCAACCGACCAACCATAATGAACATTGTCCTGCTTTTTATTAATCATTGTTGCTTGCCCAAATGTCATTGCATCCCTTTCCAAATCTTCGTTCTCAATTTGCATTGACTGAATATATCCAACCATGATTTTATTCAATTGGTCGAAATGGTTATTCATTTGGGATTGTTTATCCTTAAGCGACCCCGATGTGATAAATTGTAAACTAAACGAATAAGTCTGCGACACAATAATGTTATTTGTCGAGTTGTTTGTTACACTCAAAGGGAATAGCATCCAGATTAGCGGATATTTTATATTCGACTGGGCGTTCAATTCATTAAACGTTCCATTGCCGAAAGCATAAGTCTGCTCGGCTTTAGTCTTGAATATTTCGATTAATTTGTTCACGTCTCAATTTTTCTAAGTTCTGCAAATATGTTCTTTCAATCTTCTTGTAAGTTAAAAAAGTGTATGCCTCCGCAACGCTTGTTTTGCTCACTGCCTCAATGTCTTTGTAAATCCCATCTGCCAATTGCACCAATGTGCCATAACCGCCAAACTGATTAAGACTTTGAACTCCCGCTTCTAATTGAATGTCCTCTAATTCGCTTTCAAACAAAGGTAAGAATTTATTGTGAACATCTGCAAATTGCTCATTCACTTTGTTTTGGTAAAAAAGTGCAACAGATGCGGGCAAGTTTAGATATTCTAAATAGCGCTTGTTTGTTCTGGTGTCATAGTTATACTCGCCAGTTTCTAACAAGCATAAAAATGGCAATGCTTTCCACTCGCAATCTTTAAACTCTGCAATGGTTGCTTTCCAGTCTTCAAATTGTCCAATAGGACAAGCCATAATTTCGTATAAATCTAATCGCTCGCCAACCATAAGAATCTCGCCATTGACTAACATCTGAGCCAACCCAGTTAATTCCAATTTGCCGTTCAAACTAATTTTGTCGTAAATGTCCTCACTGATTCCAGACATAAGCATGACCGCTTCGTTGTATTTTTCCTCATGCAACAAGTTTTGCAAGTCGATAAAATGCCTCAATGTTATTTCGTCCAATTGCGTAGGGAATTGGTATTCTTTGTCGATGTTAACTAAAACCATGATATTTTTTTTGTGTGGGATTTTGTGCCGTTAAAAATGCCGTATCTGGCAGCATCGCAAAAGTCATCATTGAACTTGACTGGCTCGTCAATTGCTTTGCCGTTCTTATCTGTTTTCCATTTATACGTTTTGAACTCTTTGACTCCATTTGGAGAGTCAACCAAAACAATTGGCTTTGCCTTTAGTGTGTTAATCCCATCTTTAACCGATTTATCTGCGCTAAAGACGTTAAATCCCGCTCTATAAAGTTCCTCGATTGTGTCTGGTCTGGCAGCATCCGCAAATATTTCTTTTTGTCCAATGTTTAATTTCTGCATTTTCTCTATTAAGTCAGCCGTTGTCAATCCGCTTTCATAAATGACCTCTTCTAAATAGAATTTGTTTTCGTCCCATCCACATTTCACCAGTGTCGTGGGGTGGTTATATCCAAAGTCTAAGCCGTAAACATAATCAACCTCTGGGAATGAATTTCCTATCGTCCAATTGCGATAAATAAGCCCCTCAATGCGTCCCGTTATTCCCCTTGCATAGACTTTCCACAATTCAATGTCGATGTCTTTAAGCGCCTCAATTTCGGCTCTGTTCTCATTCGGGACAAAGGGATTGTTTCTATGGTCGGAATAAATAAACTTTGCGGTCGGATTGTTCAAATAGTCTTCATGCACCCAGAACTCTGCGTCTGGATTAAAGTCAATGAATGCTTTTTTCTTTGTTCTTAGCAATAGTTGCTTTGCAATCTGTCTGTCAATTCCATTTGCCTCGTTTAAAAACAAATAGTCTCGCTTTCCAGACTTTGCATCCTGCGAATTATCATAAGACTTAAACTCAATCATTGAGCCATTAACAAACTTGTAAATTCTGTCGGATTTATTATAGTCGCTAATCTGGGCGTCAACAATTGGATTGTCTGAAATGATATTTTGAAAGTCTCTGAGCGCTCCCGCTTTAAGATTCGGGATGTCTTGACCAACGATTGTGATTAGTGAGTTTGGGTCTGTCAATGCAAAATAGGCAAGCGCCTGCAAAATAGAATAGGTTTTTCCAGACCATGTCCCGCCTTGATTGATTATGATTTTAGTCTCGGCCGTTATATTAGCTTCAAATAACTCAGTTGTTTCAAACATCGTTTTCTGTTGACCTTATCGGGAACTCGGTTTTAACAATCTTTATTTCTAATGTGTTGTCCATGCCCCCAGTAATTTGTTGCTCGACCTTTTCGACATATCCTCTGGCTTTGCCAATGGTTTTCAAATATAATTCGATTGCTCGCATCTTTACATTGTCATTGTCTGACTTCATAAGACTAAACAATCCATCTTCGGCCACATCAATGTTTTGTTCTCGGATGTCAATTAGTTCCTCTGGAAATTTTAATGCTCTCTCTCTGACCGCTTGCCTCGTGTAATCAATTTTGAATTGCTTTTCAATAGCTTTTGCAGTCCTCGAAAATAGTCCTGCGTTCTCTCTCAGTATTGCTAAAAACTCTTTGTCGCTTATTTTTATGTTCATGACAATTAATGTGAAATTTGAATGATATAATTTACTTAAATTCAGCCGTTTACCTTAGTGATTTGATTTCGAACTTTATAAACTCGCTACCTTTGGCAACTATTGTCTTCACTATCACTATTTTATAGACGTTTGCGTCATCAAAATTATACTTTTTTTGCAATATATCCAAAAATGGTTTCATTGGGTTGTCTATGTCCGATGCTTTATTGCTGAATCCAAACTCAAAGTCAATTTGGTATGGCGGCTCTGGCAGTTGCATTGGCTTTAGTGTCAAAAGCATTTGCGTTTCATAAACTTTGTACTCTGGAGACTTAAATCGTTTCCCTTGCCATGCTTTGTTGACACTTAAAGGTTTGATGTGTGCAATTCCAATAGCCATTCTTTTATCTTAAAATATCATTCCCAAACAACTCTTTAAGATTTCTGTCTTCAATTAAATAATTTCGAACCTTTTTGTCTTTATGAAAATAATTGTGGCATTTAACACATAATGTTATTAAATTTCTTTCATTGTGCATGTGTTCATGATTTGGCTTTTCGCTTCTAAATATAATATGATGTGTTTCCAGTTTAACATTTGATATTTTACATTTTTCGCAAAATAAATAACCATGCAATTGAAACATGTTTTGTATTTTATTTATTCTTATTCGAGAATACTCTCTTTGTTTAGTTAATGTTTTATTTTTTGATTCTTTAGATAAAGTTAAACCATGTTTATAAGATGGATTTTTAGAACCAAGTATATTTTGAACACTTTGCCAGTTTCTTGACCTTTTACTTTTTACTTCATTAACTCTACAATTTGCAGAACAAAACTTATCTAATGATGTATATGGTTTAAATTCATTTTTACAAAACTTGCATTTTTTAAAATCTGGCTTTTTACTTTTGTTTTGGCCTTTTATTATATTATTGCATTTTTTTGAACAAGATTTATTTACTTTTGATTTTGGTGTAAAATTTTTACCACAATTAATGCAATCAATATTATCATAATGAGTTTTATTGATTTTTTTTTGATATTCCAATTTGCATTGAATATTACAATATTTAACAAACGAGTGTCCCCACTTTTTTGTTTCTTTTTGACAACTTAAACATTTCATATTGCAAATATAATAAAAAGATGTTAAATGTCCACTGCTTTAGCTTTGCATACTTCGCAGGCAATAAACGAATGCTCGTCTAAGCCATAGTGATTGAAATATACTTTGATGTGCTTCTGCATTTTCACTATTATTTTAAAACTTGTGACACTTAACTGGTTATTAAAGTCACTAAATTACATTATTTATCCTTTTTAAAGCTCATTATTCGTATAAATGCGGATATTTGCGGCTCACTTTTGAGCTACAAAGATTATTTATTCCACCATTGCGCCCATTTTTCTTGCTTTGCGCCTATTTTTTTCCACTATAAGGCTAAATTTAGATATTATTTTCCAAAGTCAATCTAAAGGCTTACATTTTTCTTTGTTTGTCATATTATATCTTTCCAAATGTTTCGTTGTAGTATTTTTCTGCTGTTTCGTATGGCTTATCTCTAAAATGCCACGATTGATTATAGCAATTGATGATTTGTTGCTTCTCCATTTCTTTGGCTTGTCTTATTAACTCAAGAATTTCAATAAATGTCATATCAGATTGTATTTTATCTTCTATCCAATCGACTGCTGTTTTTCCCATTTTGTTTGTTGTTTAAAGGTTTTCTATTTCTTTTTTAACTTCTTCCCAATATTTTCTTTCCTCAAATGTTTCAAATATTTGTTCTATTGCATCCAATATCTCATCTACTGCTATTAATGCACATTGTTTGGCTTGTTCCCAATTATCATATTCCCAAGACAAATCTCCTTTTCTTGTAATTACATCCATTGTTAATGGAAATCTTTGATAAAACTTATCTACTAATTCGTTTGCTTTTTCTTTTGGTGTCATTTTGTTTGTTGTTTAAGTTATATAATTTGTTAATTGTTTTTTTGGTTCTTGTTAAATGTTTTAGTAAAGTTTCATGCACTTTGTCCAGTTAAATCGTTAAAAAACTGGACTTTTAATTTTCAAGTGTTAATTGTCTGTTCTTTGCCTTGCAAATATTTTAAACTCATTTCCTTTGCCATCACGAAAAATAATATTAGAGTTTTTTTTATTCCTTACTTTAATAATTAAACTCTTTTCATTGTTAATTGCGGTTGCTAATAAAAACGGCTTATCTTTATTTAACTGAAATGCCCATTCAACTTGTTCAAACTCTGAATTGTCTGTTAATGGCTTTACTTTAGGTTTAAACAGATTTAATATTGCTTTTATCATAGTTTTATAGTTTAAAAATCAAATGCGCTTAATGGTCTAATCACTGGCGTTTCTTTTTTATTTATTGCTCTAAGTTCTTTGGCCTTATTTTCATACCATTTAGCTTTGGCCAAATCCCTTTCGACTGGTTGGTCTGGTTTGTCTCCCAGTCTCATTCTGTATTTAAAAGCATTCATCTCGCAAAAAGCAATGTATTTCTCAACGCCCCAGATGTCGAGCATCATTTCAAATACTTGCTTATCGCCTTTTTTGTAGTAATCTGGATTGATGTCGCTCATGCTTTAAAAAGTTTATTATATGAATATTCAAAAACAATTCCCCAAATAACGCAAAAAATTAGTGCGTCCAATATTCCGTACATTGGAACGTACATCACAATGGCCAAAGATATAAAAGCAAGCATTAATGCTTTAGCCAAATGCCATCCGTCTGTTGCCCATACTAAAAACCTGCTCGATTGCCAGAACTTTTCGCCGTTGCGAATGTTTCCGCCTTGCCATTTATTTTTCCAACTGATTCGCCAATCCCAGAACTGCTCATTTTTAAAGTTTCTAAATATGGAAACATCGTATCTGGTTGACAATGTGTCCATTAAAGCGTTGCACATCGCTGCTAAAATTACAAAAATTATACTCATAAACCTATATTTTCCTTTATTATTTTACTATTTAAAACCTTAAACGGCGAATCTTTACCTTTGCCAAACAACTCTCGTTTAATCCGTCTATCGTATTGCTCCCAGTCGTCATGGTTTGCCATTATTTTAATGTGTTTGATTTGATGGCCTATCTGGCAAATCAATTCGTAATATTTAGGATTGCTCATTTATCTGGTTAACTCTATAAGCTAAATATTCAGACTTAGTCAATTTGCGCCCCTCTACGCTAATAACTCGCACCGCACCACTACTTGGTTCACTTCGCCATAGTTCGTCAAACTCAGCCAGTAATTCACGTGTTCTCGACCATTCTTTCGGCTCTGGTGCTTTCTTATATTCTTTTTTATCCATTATTTTGTTTGTTAATGCTTTAACTTGCTCAATTATTTCGTCCGATGGCTTATTGTCCAGATAGCTTTGCTCCCATTGTTTATATTTTTCTTGAATGGCCTCTGACTCAACTTGCTCTTTTGCCTTTTTTAAATCTGCGTCAAATTTATGTAAAATTTTAAAAATAGTTGTAACGTCAAAAGAATGAAATAACTCAATTTCTGGATATTTACCCATTTTAAAATTGTTAAACGCCATGATAATATGTTGAATCGACCAATAGTAATATTCCGAATAAATCATTTGCGCCGCTTCAGCTATCTGGTGTTCGTTCATATTCTTAGAAACATTCAAAGAAACGATTAAACCATCAATTGTGCGCTCAATTACTTTTGAGACAAAGCCATCGCCCTGCTCTTTTCTAATCAATGCCAATGGAGTCGGACTGGCTATTATCAATTCTTTGATTGTCCCCAAAAATAACTTTGGCGATGTACTGGTCGGCTTGCTTAATGCGTTGCTCGACTGCGATTCTGTTTTTTTCAAATTCTGATTTTCCATTTTTATTGTTTTGATTGTCTCTTTTTTCCCAGTTTTTAATGGCTGCCGCCCAGTTTAAATATTTAACTCCTTTGGATTGCGAATATAGCAAAGCTGATTCATAATACTTGGCAAGTTTTTCTCGCTCCCATTCTGGGAACTCCTCTTTGAATTTTTTTTTGTCAAAATAAATAGAGTTTTCAAATGAATGTTTTTTTAGGGAATTCAATTCGTTAGAATTGCTATACTCTTTTACTTTACTTCTATTTACTTTACTTATCTTTACTTTAGATGCGTTTCGTACATGTTCGAAATGCGTTTCATTTTCTGTATGTTGCTGATTATCACGCCATTGTTTCAAACGTTCTGCGCTTTTTTCTTTTTTTATCTTATAGTTTTCACTAAACTTTAGCAATTGTTTGTTGAAACTTTCGCCATTGTTTGATGAAATTAGTCCGATAGTTTCCATAAATGACCAACATTTGTCCAACTTTTTCCCGATGTTTAATTGCTTTTTTAGCACCGCAGTTTTGATTGGTTTTTCTTGTTGTGCAAACTTTTCTAAGGCAGTATAAAACAAGCCGAGACCCTCATAACCAAAAGCCATGAATAGTTCTGTTATTTTCTCATCGTTAAATGAGTTGCTATCGTGTAAAAAATACTTCATGGATGTAAAAAAATAAAGCCCACCAGTCGAGATTGGCGGGCTTAGAGGTTAGTAGTAATTAACCTTTAAAATAATTTCACTTGCTCTCGACTTCAAATGAAATTACTGAACTCAAATATCGGTATTTAATCCAATAAAATAAAATTAATTCCAGATATTTTTAAAACTTTTACTTTGCCAGTCTTAGCCATATGATATGACCACTGGGTTGTTTTATTATTCTTTTTAGCGTACTCACTAAAGCTAATCAATTTTGATGTTTCTATTTTCATGCCCAAATATATTATAAATTTTACAAATTACAAATAACAAGGTTTCTGGCCTCGTATTTTTTTAAATAAACTGACTGGTCAACGTCATCATGCTTAACCGAAATGAGCGCTTTGTTTCCCATTCCAAAATAATAAGTCGTTAAACGAATAACAAAAGACCTTTGAACTTTAAATTTAGCCGCAGTGATTTTAACACTATTATTCCCGCCAATTAAAAACTCGATTATATTAGCGTTGCGTTCCATATTGTTTGACATAAAATGATGTTTGGTCTGCGATTACTTTAATTGCGTCAATGCGGTCATATAATGACTCTAAATATTTATTGAGTTCGTCAATGTCTTCGGTTATTTTGTAGCCGTTAGACGATGCGATAATGTTCGGAGCGGTTGTGCGTCTCAAATAGTTCATTATCACTCGGATTCTGGAGTCGACCAAATCAAACTCGGTGTCATTACCAGAGCGCTCAAAGATTAGTTTACTCAATTGCTTATTAGTGTAAAATTTATTTGTTTTTCTTAACAATGCCTCAATGAATTTAGCGCATCGCTTTTCATTTTCTGTGATTTGGTAGGTTAACTCCTCAAAATTTGCTATCATAATAGTTCTAAGTTTTCGTTTGGTTCTGGAATATATACGTTTAAAAATTCTGTTGCCCATTTCTGCACCTCTGCAATGAAATCCATAAATTGACTGGTCGATAGTTCACTGGTCGATTTGATTCTTTCTATAAATTCGCCATTCACATTGTTTTCGTTTGTTTTTAAAAACCTAAATTTTAATAAATCATGCACCTGCTCATTGTTTCTGTAATTTTCAAAGCCTGCGTCAATTAATCCCGCTTTAACTATTGGCAAAACAACGCCATGATAATAAGCATTCTGGTTGTTTGAACGTTTTTTTGTATTCCTATCCAGAACAATTGAAACTTCTTTGCCGTTTAGCGATTCAATGTGAGCGTCAAACATGCTTTTATTTAAAATCCTCAGACGGCCGTCCTCAATTTTACCAATATATTTTGCTTTCATGATATAAAATGCAGGATTACTGATACAACCATAGGAATAAAAACAAAAAAACAAAACAATAACGAACACAATATCAATAATTCGATTAAAAAATCTGTAAATTTTCTCATAATAAATCCTTTAATTCAATTTTTAAAGCCTGCGCAACCTTAACCAATGTGTCCAGAGTCATATTTTTACCTTGTTCAACTCTTTGATAAGTGCTGCGATTTAATTTGTTGTCGAAAGCAAATTGCTCGGCTGAATTATAGCCGAGTTCAATGCGTCTGTTTCTAATTTTGATGTGAACTTCCATACACTAAAGAATAAATTTTTAATTCCCTTTCTAAATTATCTATTAATTTGTGCAATATTAATTCAGTTTGCTTATGAACTGCAATCAATTCGTCTTGTTTTGCGATTAATTCTTTTTGCGCTTTGATTAATTCGTCTCTTTTATCTAATTCCATAGCTTTTTAGTTTATTTTACCAATTTTATTAATTACTTGTTGGTGATATTGTGCCAGATATTCTCTGCACTGGATGACTTTAGCATAAACCTGCTCAATGATTTCATCTGAATGCTCAATCGAATAAGCGAGCCAACGTTGCTCAACTGGCAAGTGGTCATATTTAACCTCTCTGCCATAGTTAACATCCGCAGGCGTGTTCATAAGCGCATAGAATAGAATAAATTGCTTGCGCCCAGTAACGGCCAAATAACCACGACCTTGCCATTCATAATCCTCATTGATTCCAGATACATTGTCAAGAAATGTTTTTCGGTTAAATGGACATTTTATGTCAACGCAAATGTCTTCTGTCGGCAACACGTCTGGCTCTCCGATAATATAATCATTGTTAAATATGTCAATGTTCTTTTCAGCAAATGGGAAACCAAGTTGCTCCGCCATAAACTGGATGGCATCGGCCTCAACGGCCTTGCCTTTCTCAGTGTATTTAGAATGTAATTCCTCATGGTCATCGGCATACCATTCATGCAAATAGGTTTTGCATGTGGCGCTCAACTCGCCGTCTTTTTTAGCTTTGCCCATGATTTTTGAAATCTGTGAGCATCTTATTTTAAATTGTCTCATATAGCTTCGTCCATTAACATTACTCTCTGCTCTTCTGTGATGTCGCATTTAGCTTCAACGTCTGCAATTGTGATTTCGTTATTAGACAATTTTTCAACTATCTGTTTCCATCCTAATGAGCCGTAAACTAATGCAACCTTTTTCTTTTTATTTTCTGTTTTAATCATTGGCTCATATACATCCTCAAATTTTCTATTTAAGTCAGAGCCAAACTTTTTTCCAATTTTTTTAGCTGCATTTTTAATTGCTTCTGCATACGCTTTTGGTAATGACAATTGCAACGCATTCCCTTTTTTGTATAAATGAAAGTCTGCGACTGGTGTATCTTTGTCTTGCTGAATAACCGCAGAGCCTAATCCGTCATATTGCATCCATTGGTTAATTACTGGATGAAATACTTTAATTCTGGCATGGCATGAAATTTCATTGAAAATTTGGTTATATGAAATTACTTCGTATTGAATTAATCCAAAATAAATTTTATCCAATTCTTTTTCAATATGTGAAATTGGTAAATATTCATAGCCTTGATGTTTTTGAACTTGCTCTGGCTTAGGCTTAGAATTTAATAGCTTTGTGAAATTCTGCATTTTAATTCTAAACTCTTCGATTTGCCCATCATTATTGGACATCTCATTTGTTGTTGGTTGATTAATTAGTTCTGTCATTTTTAGTCTGTTTTAAGTGATTTGTAAATTTAAACATTTAAAGTATTTAATCAAATTTTTTAACGGATATTTTTAAACAATTCATAATTGTCTCGCAACTCCAGATTGATGACTTTCTTTTCTGTGATTCCCAATTGCGCTCGAATATGTTTGCCCCAACGTTCTAAACTGATATTTGCATCCTCTGGCTTTGTGCCAGTTGTCGATTGAACGAAAACAACTTCTGTCTTTGGACATCCGTCCTCTTCTTGTCTGTGTGGATAGGTATGGATTAACTTCATGATTTTATTATTTGATTGATTAAACTTTGATTAACTAATGAGCCACATTTAACGATTAAATTTAGTTTTTCTGAGTCGCTTTTGTAGTCTCTGGGTAATTTAATAATTCCATGACATGCAAGCAATGTCATTGCTTGGTCTTCTGAGTCTGGGTAATAAAGCGGAGCGTAGCAATTCGGCAATGTGAATGTCTCCCAGTTCAACTTTATTTCAAACTCATCTTTAATAAAATGCGCCATAAATGGCTCTTCGATTCGTTCTATTAATACAAAACCTTGTTTGCTTAATACTTGCGCAAATGCGTCAATGTTAGTTGCTATCATTTTATGCGTGTAATTTTAAAGTTTTTACCATTGTCATAATAGACCTCAAATTCAAAGTCTCTATTCCTTGTTTTTCTGTAATAAGATACCAGAGAGCGTTGGTTTTTTATTTCGTTTTCCTTTACCGAATAGTTTTCGCCCAGTTTCATTTTGCCAATAATTGTCTGGTTGTAAGTTCTCGAAATGTCTCCTGCTTTTTTTCTTGCATACTCTCTGACATATTTCATGGCCTCTCGCAACTCAATAAAATTACTTTCCACGCAAAGTTCTTTGCCCTCAAAAGCATAGACCATAACTTCGTTGCCGAATTGCTTAATCATGTAATCGACTCCATTTTCTTTGGCTTCGATTTTTCCTTTTAACCTAAAATTTACCACTTTTTTCCTTAATTAAATTATAAAAAAATTCGTATTTGTTTTCGTCAATGAATTGGTCTAATGGAATGAATGTCGCATTCTCTCCCTCGCCATCTGTCATAATAATATATTTGCCAGTTCGTCTGTTGGTGTTTATTTCCTCGAGCATGTAATGTTCTGCCAAATATTTATCCAATTCATTTTCTGTGATTACCAGATAGCTTTTGTCCTCGTCTTCGTCTTTGGTATAATAGCCACCAATAATGTATGACGAATCACTCTCAACAACGTCAATGATTTCGCATTCTGAATTCACTGGCAAACTTGCCAATGTTTTCGCTTGTTTGATTTCGCTCATCGTCCTAAATAATAAAATAAAAATGCCATAAAAGAACCGAAAAAAATAATCAATGCTGCGAAACCCAACAAGGCCTCGTCAATTTCTGCAATTGATAAATGTTTGTTTTTTGTTTTTAACTTGTTCATGTTTTTTTGTTTTAAATTTTGCAGTTATGGATGCTGCGCCCCTTTTGGTTTTTATAATCCTAATGATTTTTCAATTCCATTAATTACTATTGCTCTTGCTTCAGTTTCTTTATATCCAATGCTCATTAATTTATTCATTGCATCTGTATAAATTTTTGTAAATTCTAATTCTGTTAATCCTGTAAATTTTAATATATTTTCCATTTTTTAGCACCGATTTGTTTGATTCGATATTCAAATATCGTTTTAACTATTTAAAAAACAAAACTTTTTTTATTTTTTTTTAATCTTTTTTTCATAATCTGCAATTTTAACTATTTAAAGCCACTTTTTAGGGCAAAAAAAAAGCCACACATTTCTGCGTGGCCTCTCCAAACTATGAACCTAAACTAAAAAACCCGAATTTTTGAAATTATATATAACACAATGGCCACTAATATAATTAAACCGAATAACCAGAGAGACCATGTCCCGCTCTCCTTAACTACTTGCTTTGACTTCTGCTCGACTTTCTTTTGCTCAACTGCTACTTGTTTAGTCTTAACCTCTTCGTGTCTCACAACGGCTAATTTGCGCTTGTGAATAATCTGTCTGGTTAACTTCTTTGGCGCAGACTGAATTTGCCCCATCGTATCGATGTGAACTTCAAAGTCAATAGTCTCCAATATAACAACAACAGACGAATCGTTGACAACCTCTGAGACCTTTGTTTCTGTCTCAATCTTAATCTCGCTCTTTGTCTCGGTCTCAACGCTTGTCGCTTGTTTCTTGACTCCACAACTGCTCAAAATTATTGCCAATATTAGTATGCTTAATCTCATTATATTTCTTTTTTCTTTTTTTTATTATTTCCTCTAATTGGCTAATCTCTTTTTCTATGCTTTCTAAAATTTTATTCTTGCTCATCTTCAAAATTCAACCACTTCAACCTCTGGTCTATTAATTTAATTAACTCTGTTTGCCATTCCACTTTTTTATTCGGGAAATATAGCAATGTGTTCTCTTCAACCTCCCACAAAAACTCTTTTAAGAAATATAATTCCTTATAGATGTCCTCATCTGCCATGTCTTCGATTTCCTCGTCAATTGGATTCTCTGGTTTGCCGCTCATTCTGCAAATATCGGAATTTTAACTGAAATTCCTCTCTTTTCGTCTAATAATGTAAATGCTTGCGCAGGCTTTTCTGGCTTAAATCCCGCCTTGTGTCCATAAGGAGACAAGCCAATTAATGACCCATTGACGCAGCAACTGGTTGTGGGATAGAATAATTGATGGAAATGGCCTAAACATGTGAAATCTGCTTTTCTTTGCTCATCTTTTCTTAACAAATATTTAATCAAAGGAATCGTCAACCCGCCAATGCCGCCCCCATATTTGACCGCCTCGCCATGAAAGAATCTAATCGTTTTGCCCAGAACTTTAACGTAGCAATCGTCCGACTCTGGCATGTGAAATGTCATTCGTTTCTCGTTTCTGAATAAGTCTTTTAAATCCGAATACATCATAAACTCGTAATTGGTTGCCGAACTCGTTGAAATGTGCATCTTCTTTGTATTCCTGCCATGATTACCAACCGAACATGGTATGATAAAATTGACTTTGGTATTTTTTAATAAAAACTCAAATCCATTCATGATTAATTGCTTTGCCATTCGGATTGCTTGCAATGGCGATAGGTTATTTGACTCAACCAATTCGTCATGAATGTATCCAGATATAAAGTCGCCACCCAACCAAACAACAACGTCCTTAATATGAACGTCTTTGCTCTCTTTGTCTATTAACTTGACAATGTTCTGGAATATAGCAATTGAACGCTTTTCTGCAATCTTCAAATTGTATTCATTGAATCCATTTACTTGCCCACGTCTCACATTCTCTTCAATATGCCAGTCCGACAATGAAATGATTGGCGTCCCCATATTTTTTGAGCCACTCGATTTCTCAAATTTGATTTCCAGAGTGTCGCTCTTTTCTTTAATAGCTAATAAATCGTCATAGGCCTGCTCTGTTGCCTCTAATTTACTCAGCAAATATTCGTTTTTCTTTTTAACATCATTTAGTTGAGCCGCCAATGCTTTGTTTTTTCGGTCTTCTTGAATGACAACGCCAATGTCTTTTGCTTTTTCAATTGGTTGCTCAATCTTTGGCAATGGATTGTCTCTAAAAAATGCTTTTATGCCTGCTCTGATTCCCTCGACTCCAGTTGTGCCAAGTTCTTTTGGGTAACTTTCCTTTAATAGTTGAGCAAAATGTGTTTGATTTCGGCCAAGTTTCTCGAATGAATCGAGGTTAGCAACAATAAATTTTTCGTATTTCATGTCTTTAGGTTCTAATTTTGTGCAAATTAGCAATTATTTTAACAACAACAAATTAGCCAAGCAACGAATAGAACTCATTGAAATGCTGAATCCTATCTTCGAGACCAATTGTGCCGCCATTTACACGCTTAGTGATTGATTTTACAACCGCATCGGTTGCGCCTTTGTCTGCAATTTCATTCAATCCATTTTTATTCCAGAACCATGCGGCCGATGCCAATGGATATTTGGTTGCGACCAATTCTGGATTGGCCATTATATCTTCGGAAACGCTTTTGTCAAACTCTAAATAGTTAGCCTTGCCAGTTAGTTGAATAAATCCTCTCCCTAAATATTTAAACCCATCTTTTGACGCTTCATTTCCATTGCCCATTCTATTGGCGTAAACCTTTGACGCAATTCGCTCTGGTTGCCTTGCATAATCTTTGGCAGACTCTAAAGTTAGAAAGTATTTTTTGAATGTTTTGTTTAATCCCTCAGCCGAATAGTTTAAATTTTCTTTGACTGCTCTGAAATTGGCCGACTCATGGCCACACTGAGCCAAAAAATGCGAAAGCCTTAACAATGTATTTACTTTGTAATTACTTTGAATGAATGGAATCTGAGCAATGACCGAGTCTGGGACATGCCCTTTCAGTTTTGCTAAATTCATTATTTACCCTCTTTGAAAAATTGCTTGAATAGACTTTTGCCAGTCATGTCCTTTAGGTTTTCGTCCAGAGACTTTAACTCGATAAACGCAATTAAACCCGAAACAATCTTCATGACCTCAATAGTTGGCAAAAAATGTCTTTGGAAAATATGTCCTGCTAAGATTGCAAACATGTATCCCATTCCTTTGGTAATGGTTGGCCTCATTTTACGGCTTGTAATCGCTTCGCCTCTTTTATGAGCGGCAACCATGCCAGTGATAAAATCAATTAGCACCAGAAAGCTAATACCCATCATGACCGAGAAAGTCGGAGCAAAATAGGTAACTAAATAAATAATAATAACATCTAAACTTTTAACAATCCAATTTCTCATAATAAACACTCATCTGCTGCATTGATTATTCTGGCCATGTCCTCAAATACTAAAGTTGCATTTGCGGGATTTAAGTTCGAATAATCGCTTTGTCCATAAACTTTCAAACTCCAAAACCCAGTTGGCAAATCCACATTCACAATGAATGAATAAAAATCGCATTCGACCGCAGTGAATACGTCAATAAATTCATCGCATCCATTATTCCTTGTAAATTGGAATAAATAAAAGCTAAATGATTCCTCTAAAAATAGAGTTACTTTAGTGTCGATATTTGCGTCAATGACTACCACTCTGTCATTAAAAAATCATTGTCCTCAGTTACAATAAAATCGCATTTCTGAGTAACTATATAATCACTATAATTGACCTTAACTTCAACGTCATTGTCATAAAGGAACGTTGCCAATGCAGGGTCTAAATTTGTTGGACTCGCTTGTCCAAAAATATTAATATCCCAAATACCCAACTCAATGTCTTCAATTAAAACAAAACAAAAGTCATCGCATGGGATTGTTTCGTATATGCTTTTTTCAATAATACCATCTTTAATAAACACAAATAAATAGTAATCATGCACGCTCGGCAATGAAATACTTATTTCGCTCGTTGTATTTTGATATATTGTTAGCATATTCCCCAGTTTTCTAAATTTTTAGTCTCATCGCAGTTATTGCACGATGTTTGGTCGTATAATGGATTCAAATTTTCGTTTAGCTTTAGCCATTCAAACATTTCTCTCGCATAGTTTTTGCCAATCTGTCTCCAATAATTTGCTTGCTTTTCGTTGGTGTCAAAGTCAACAAACTCAGATTCGTCTGTTACTTTTCTGACAACGCTTTCCTTTGTAACTTGCACTGGATGGAAAAACAAAAAGTCTCCAAACGCATAGCAAACATGCACCTTTTTTAAATAGCACAATAATTCCTCATTTGCAACGCTAATGTCTTCGTCTGTTATTTGTTGACATAACTCGTCAAATAAATCTTGACAAAGCAATTGATTAATATATGTTATTTGTGCGTTCTTAATGGCAATTTCAATGTCTTCGCTCTCAACGTTTCTTGAAAGCGGCACAATGCCATAAAAATCTGTTTGTGTTATGAATTGACAACCGCAACAAGCCATTATTTTACTGGATTAATAGGTGTAACAACTGGCGTAGACGTTGGTTTCGCACCAATCAATCCCGCTAAACTTCTTATCTCTGCCTCAGACATTGACTCCAATACTTTATTTGCAACCAATGGCGATAATGCGTTAATATTATCAATGATATTGTTTGCCGCAGTATTCAATTTGACTTCTTTAGCGCCGTAACCAAATGCCTCTCTAATTTCCTCTTCTGTGAATGCGCTTGCAAATGATTCCGCAACAAATGCCAATGGAATTGAGTTGCTCACACTAATAGTTGTGCCATCATAGCCATCCATTAATTTAGCCAGTGCATTCATTTCGTACATTAACAAATTTTGGTCATGTTTTATGACTGCATTCTGGTAATATATTGACGAATCTGCTATTTCTTTTGCAGTTCCTAATTTGCCAGAAACTTGAATGCCTGCCAATATAGATGGAACTTGAAATGCAGTTGCAATGTGGTCTCTAATTAAATTAGAAAGTGTGATGTACATTTCGTGAGACGTACTCTGACTAAATGGAATGATTTGGATTGACCCCTCTTTTGATGAGCCATCTAAAATCGCAAATTTACCGCCATTGTCTGCGCCAGTTAATCTGTCTGCAATGTATTCTCTCAACGATTCTTTCATGTCCTTACCATTCTCGTCCTCGCCAGTCAATTTGTATGGCACATAAACTATGAATGCAGGCGCAAACGAATTGTCAACGTTGTTTGCATGGAAATTTTGAATCTGGCCATCGGCATAAATCCATTTCAAAGCAGACGCATATTTTGGCTGCGAATAATACACTTGGCCAGGCTTATATCTGCGAATATACTTCAACGTTCCATTCCATTTGCTGAAATCTTCATATAAAGAATTCTCACTGAAATTTGAAATTTTAGCCTTTGTTTCGATGTCATTATATAAGTCAATCGGAACGGCTTTGTATCTTCTGTCTTTTGTTTCTTGTTGCCAGTTACTTGACAACTTTGCGAATGTTATTTCAAAATCTTTGTTTGGAATACCTAAACGAATGGTCGAAAAATCCTGCGACTTAACACTTTTTAAATAACCATTCAAATCCCATTTCATGATAAGACCTAAAGATTCAAAATAAGCCATGTCATAACAGATTCTCTGGTAAACTGACTCGTTGAAAATTTCTTTTAATCTTTTTGAGAAATCTGTTTCCTCTCCAGTCGGAGTTTCAAAATATAATCCATCCCCATACAAAAATTTTGCGTGTGTTTCAACACAAGCATTTGCGATTGGAGACGATTGGACTGCTTTGATTAGTTCCTGCGGAAAGTTATTGTCTTTACCATAGCGCACAATTTTGTTTGCAGTGTCATCTGTTTGATTAAAAACAGATAAATCCGCAGGCGCTTTGGCCGAAAACATGAAATAATTGTCCGAAATTTGAGTTAGTTCCATTTTTACAAATTTACTTTTTATTTTAAATTAATATTTGCAATATATTTACAAATCAAAGTAGTTTGCTACGTCAATTGTCTTATAATCTTTGAAATGTATCATTTCGCCAGTGTCATCAAATCGTTTCCAAATGTCATATTGCCCATCAAATGCGCTTGACGATGACGAATTTCTCAACTTGCGCTCTATATTGTTGCGCACAAACGAATAGTGGTGCATTCTAAGCCACTCAATTTGCTTATGTTTGGCGTAAGTATTGGTGCGTCTTGTTGGGTCTGCAAACGCAGGATATTTTTTATCGAAACACATGATTGTTTCTTTGTGAATTTTATGAATAAAAGGAACGAAATAGTCTTCGTCTGGCGATAGTTGTTTAGTCGGATATTTATAGTATGTTTTTAGTCTGCAATAGCTTGCATCCAGTTGCTCAACGTAAACTTGCTCCTTTGCTCGCTCAAAATCCTCACTAAAATACATCTCATCGCAATCCATTTGAATAAAATGTGTGCAACCAACGCTCTTTGCAGTTTGCAAACCTATATTTCGTTTGATAGTTTCATTCCATTGAGCAGTTTGCGTAAGCGCAGGAATATAAAAATTTGTTAAATCAATCAATTCATGTGGCAAAGTTGGCTCATATAATTCGCCAGAGTTGCTTACATTCTGGTAAACAACAATAACAACGTCCAAATGTGGTTTGATTAACTCAATCGAACGTTTTAAATGCTCATCGCCATCCCAAACATTCCAAATGCCTGCCAGTTTATTCATAATTCGAAACTATTAAATCAATAAAGTAATTGAATGAGGCCACAATTAATATTGTTGGAATAATGTCAACGCTCATCCCGAACAAAAGCGGATGCCAAACCAATGTATGCAGTGAGGCCATGCAAGTCAAACACAAGCAAATCGGCTTTCCAAATATCTTTGGTAATTTATCCGCAAATCTTTGGATAAAATATAAAATATTTCCATGCCTTGTTGACCGATAAAAGCCAAAGCATAGCAAAGCAATTACAATTGAGTTGTATATCATACAAAAAGTGTTTTCATTTCATTTGGAACGTATTGTGGAAATATAAATTCATGAGGATGCTTTGACATTAAATAGATAATGTTTTTCTTTTGTTGCTCCCACTTCTTATTGTTGCCATAATTCTTTGTCCTATCAAAATCCGAATGTGGGATGTATTTCATTCGTCCAATATAGTTTTTTTGAATGCCGATTCTGCTCAAAGAAATATATAAATCGGAATCCTCTCCGCCATAGCCTTTAATATTTTCGTCATAACCCATAAAATCTGAGCGTTTAACGATACAATTCCCAGAGCAATCTGGTTCGCCAGTGTAATAATTGCCGTCTTTTAAATCTAAATTATCAAAAAATGTCGGGTCTAATAAGGTGTCCGCATCGCAAAAGAAAATCCATTCCTCGTTAGTTTCAGCAACCCCCAAGTTTCTGGCCTTTGATAAATGAAAGTCTTTTGCGGCCGTCAAGCATGAGCGGATTTCATTCTGTTGGCAATATCTATATGCCATTTCATCGCCGTAACATACAACGAATATCTTTGATTTATCTTTAATAGTTGCAATGCACTTTTTTAAATGCAGCAATCTATCTTTACAAGTTATAATTATATCCATAAAATTCCAATTCCGCCCCAGTCAGAACCCTCAATAAATTCGTCATGCTCTTTGCCGTCTTTAATTTCATTCCAGAACTTATCCACTCGACAAAACAATTCCCTATGCAATGGCGTGTCAATGATGTCATGGAATGCAATCACTCCGCCTTTACGCACAAACTTAGAATACAATTCGAAATCTGCTTTGACTCCCTCATAAGTATGGTCGCCATCAATCATAAGGAAATCAATCTTTGCATTGCTATTGCCCAGTGCTTTGATTAACTCAGCTTTTAATTCTTTAGAGTCGCCAATTAAATAATCCACGCCATCAATGTTTGAACGTTGAGCAATATCAATCGAAATGACTTTGTCAAACAATCCTTTGTAAGCATGTAAGCATCCGCCGTCATAGCTGCCAATTTCGACTGCAATCTTTTTGCTTTTCATTGAGTTTAGCGCATGCAATAACTCTTCAAATTCTAATGGTTTTTGTTGAGCCTTATTGTTTATCGCCAACTGGACTAATGTTTTCATATTCTATTGTAATTTTTTTACCGATTATTTTATTTAATTTATTTGCCTGCTCGACATTCATAATGTAATCATTTAGATACATTTTTTTGACAACCTCCATGTATAGGCCGTCATCGTCTTTTTTTAATACGCCTTTAATTTTCATGCCATATAAATAATTAAGAAAATACCCAACTCAATTAGAATTGTTATAATCGTTTTTGTGTAATAAATTCGAGAGCCGCCGTATTCTTTAAAGAAACTCCAGTCTTTTTTGTAAATTTTGTTATATGACATTAAAACGATTAATGCCAGAATGATTTTATAAATGTTCATATTATTCTATGATGGTTAAAGTAAGCATTTGCCCCCATACCCCATTGGCATGGCGATGTATTCAATTTAATATTGTATTTGACCGCTAAGTTTGTTAAAATACTTTGGTCGTGTCTATGAGCCTTAAATCCGCTCAATTGATAATCTGGATTGCACTCATCATTGACAAGCATAAGATTTGAGCAAAGGTTAAAATATTCCTGCACAAACGCTCTGGTCTCTGGTGTGTTTCTATAAATTTGGATTGCTGCATTCGCTTGCATTTGGTCTGGCATGCAAACAACGCCCATGTCGTAATATGTCTCAGACTTGCACCAATCAATGTGTCTTTGGCCGTTATGAAATAGCTTTATATTTTCGCCCTCTTTGATTAAGTCATTTGGATTTTTTAGGCATTCAATTGTTGAGTCCAGATACATGACATATTCGCCCTCGTCAATGATGCTCAAAATGTAATCTATTAAATAAGGTTTCCAAAGCCACCAACCATAACCCCGAGACGAATATAGATGCTCTGGGTAAGCATCAAAAAGCATTTCAACACTCTTCTCGTTAAATGTTTTAGTGTACATAAATCTGCTCATGGATTTATGCAATTTATCGATTGCTTGCTGATATTCTTTTGTCCCGAAAGTTATGCAGATTGGCATTTGGTTTTTATATAATTATATATATTTAAGTCGCTAAAATAGTATTCTTTTTGCTCTTCAACAAGTTTTTCTGAATCGCCCATGCTTGCAAGCGAAATAATAGCCTCTAAACGTTGCATTGTATTCTCAGCAATGGCCGAATAAGGTATCGGAAACGCATTGCAAATGACAATATCCCAAAATTTCTCAGTTACATAATAATCTTCAATTGAATTTTCAATGCAAATAGACGTGTGGTAATCAATTAAACCATCTTTTTTTTCTTTTAATTCGCCTTTATATCTGGCATCCTTAATGTCCCAACCTTTGCCGTAAATATCAATGTCCAAATCCGATGCTAATATCTTTTCAACCAATTCGTTTCTAAATCCATACAACGTTCCCTCTCTCGGTTCTTGTTTGGCCACTATAAAACTACATTTTTTAGTCTTTTCAGACTTCAAATTTATTGCATCTTCATAGTCTAAGCCACTCCAATTAAACATCAATGGCAATTGGTTATTCACTGGCGCAATAAACTCAGCCACTTGCCCAGTCCAATCCTTATAATTTGCCGACCAACTCGGTTCTTGTGCAAACGCAAAGGTTTTTGCAGGGTCTTTTATCTTTTCAATTGTGTCATTGAATATAAATAGCAAATCATAGTCATTTGAATTGGTAAACTTAAATGGTTTGACCTCTTTTTTTGGTGCAAATTGTCGCATGACCTCGCTTGCCAATACTTCAGACGTAGCATAATTGCTCGTCAATTTTACTTTTAGCATAAATGTTTGATTTTAAAGTTTTTAGTTGCACAAAATGTCGAGAAAAAACGCTCACAAATAAACGTGTGCATCGGATAATATTCAACGCCAGTGATTGCCTTTATTTTTTCGGCTGAAAATCGCCCCCACTTATATTTAGTGTCTGTATATAATCTATTTTGTAGCCATTTATCTTCGCTCTGAGACATTATATCCATTAAAGGGATTAACCATGTGCAAACAAACTCTTCGTAAATCTCAGAGCGTGTAACGTGGGCATTTTGATAAATGGTCGGAGTCTGCAATCGGTCTATTTTTAAGCCATTAAATTGATTAAAGATATATTGAGCCGTTTCAATAATACCAGAATGCCAATTCTCAGCAACTCGCCAGACATTTGGTTGGGTGTGCAAGCGATAAAACGTATAAATGTCAGCATCTTTGACGTCTGCCTCTAAGTTTTTAAGCCAATATGAGTTCTTTGATTCAAACTGCCACGAAAAAACGCCAAAGTATTCGGCCTCTTTATGCTTGCCTTGCTCGATTAATTCTCGGATGACGTGGTTTTCAAACGCAGGCTGAAATGGTTTGCCCTCATAAATAGAATTGTCATATCCAATTGCGTTTGGACTGACATATTTCTTTGTTTTGTCATCAAAGTATATTTGATAAATTACTGATTTTGAAGCCATCTGTATGCTCTTTTGTAACACGACCCACATCCAGTCGATAATCTATTCCCAGTTGACCTTTTGTACATGTCAAATATTAAATTCCAGACGATGTCCTTTCTGTTCATTGCTTGTCCGCCTTGCGCACTCACATAAATTTTGATTTCTGGTATTGTCATAAGGCAAATATAGTAATATTTCACAAAAAAAAGAGGGGCGACATGGTTAACCACATCGCCCCTCTAAACATTTTTAATAAAATTAATTAAGCAATTCTGCTTTCTAAGTAAGCCTTTGTAGCTTGGTAGCTTGTTACAAAGAAATCTGGTGCTAATTCTGACTCTCCGCCCATTGGTTGAGACAAAGTAATATTGAACGCATTGTCATCGCCAATTAAAACTCCAGTCGCTTTTGTAAGCGCAGTGATTTCTAATCCTGCTGACATTCCATACAATTCAAATGTACCATTTGTCTTTTCAACTACAACGAATAAATCGTCAATCAATTTTAAATTATCCCAAACATTTTTAGCGTCTTGTGTTTGTTGCTGAAATTTACCAGTAATCGTTTGTGTAAACGATTTGATATTGTTTTCGCCAGTAACTAATTCTTGACTTGCACCTGCGCTTTTTGTTTTTGCGCAGAACTTGTAAAGATAGTTGTATGGTTGTAAACCGATTGCAGTAACAACGTTCTCGCTATCTGTCGTGAATCCACTATCGGTCAAATCCGATAGTGAACCCACGTAAATGTTTTTGGCTTTTATTCCGCCTACCGA